ACATCAAGATAGCATATTAAATAAAATTTGCAAGTAAAAAACCCCGGCCCGATGGGGAGAGCCGGGGGATCCGCGCGCCGTGCAGTCCGCAGACATGCACACGGTCAGGCGGAGTTATCGTTTTATTCCGAATATGCCAAGCAAAGTGTCAACGCTGCCGTCATGAGATGCGGAGATTGGAGCGGTTTCCTCAGCGTGCATGAAATTAATAAGCTCTTGCAGCGTTTGAAATACTGGTATATTCAATTCGTTGGCCCGTTCAATTTCTTTCAGCGTCCCCATAGAATGTTCCCATCCTTCAATTAGAAAAACGCAGTCTGACACCTCAAGCCACGCCATTGAATAATCATAAAACTGTTGCACCGTGTATTCGTGGTTTGGCCCGTCAAGTATATAGCCCTTATCGTGCCACGGGCAGAATGGCGCAAAACCACGCCTGAATAGTTCAGCGCAGACCTTTTCGCCACGCCCAATGTTTCGCAGCACGTCAAGCACGTTGCTTGCACTATATGGCCCTGCGACATAGACACGAATCATCGCTTGTTCTCCTTGAGCACCTCAAATAACATGCCTTGCACGTTAAACAGCAGGCCACATAGAGCGGTCTGCATATCGTCCCGTGCCGGTTCCCCACGATGGTTGCACCACACATCCATGAAGTGTCTCCACATGCTTTTTATATATACGTCTTGAGGGATTCCCTTTTGCCAGTTGTCAGAATCACGTACACAACCGTCACTCTGTATCCTGTTTTTCTGCATGTATGCAGCAAAAGCAACAATAACCGCCGGAGACAAGAATCCCTCGAAATCCAGCTTGCCCGTGTCTGTATCGCGGTATGCGCCTGTTTCAAAATTGCGCCCCCGTTCTGTTTGCATAAGTTATCAATCTTGCTAATTTAGAACCATGTTTCTAATTTGCAATCAGCCGTGTTTGGCAAGTGTATCAAGCCTGCGCTGAAAGTATGCCGCTGCCCGTTGTGTGAAATCCCAGTCGTCCTGATTGCGGTCGATATATTTGATGAGCACCATCGCTGTAGCATCGTCAAGCCCATCAATGGCTGCCATGAGCGGCACTTCTGCACAAACCGCAATTTTTGCCCTGAGCTGCGCCGGCACTGGAACGCGCTGTGTCATACAAGCACCCTGTCGAGTCCGACTGGTTGGTAATCCCTGATTTTCAGGACGTAATATCCAAGCGGAACGGGCGGGTATTGTGCAATTTCGCTGTAGGTTGCATGTCCCACCATTTGTGTCCGCAAAAAAGTTCCGGTATTTATGTACCATCGCTGATCAGGGTGTATAAACTTTGCGGAATGGTCAGGGCGCACATAGTCCTGTTTCAGGTGTTCGCCGTCATCGTACAGATAAAGCCGGTCGTGCGGCGGCACATCTATAAGCTGGTGAGAATGACCCATACACATAACGGCGCAATCTCCGGCCAGTTCCCTGAGAGCGTTTTTTAACGATCGCTGCTTACTGGCCCATGCCTGCGCGGGGTCTGCAAGGTTTGACGATATTGTTTTTGCGCCGTGTGTTCCGAAAATTTTAAACACAGCATTGCCGGCCATGTCGGAAAAAGTAATTTTCGCGGTATAGTCACCGTAGGGGCAGTCAAGCCGATTGCATATATAGCGTGTCAGATACGGTATAATGCGTTTAAGTTTTCGCGGGTGATTGCCGTCAAGCATGCAAATTATTTTTTTTGCAATCGGCATGTAGTCGCGTACAACGTTCTCAATTTGTTTGATCGGGGAAAAATCATCGCTTGCGCTCATAGTCATCGGGTCAAAGCGCGGGTCGTCAATCGTGATTGATTCTACTATGTCGCCAAAATGCCAAAGGTAATTGAACTGCGGGGATATGCCGTCATACGGCTCTGTGATAGCGTTGACCATTTCGAGCACACCCTCGGTATGGCTCGCAGGGTTGCCTTCATGGTCATCGCCGCCTAAAAAAAGATTGCAGTCTGCCGGTATGTGCTGGTTGAGCAAGTTCATGGGTCGCGCTCCCTGCAAAAGATACAACGTGAATAACCTGAGTCGCAGTCAGTATCAAGCGGTTGTCCACACCGCGTGCATCTGTTCTCTGCCCTTCTTTGTTCCCTGATCTTGCGTTGCCGTGCTATATGTTTTTCTGCGTTCAACTTGTACCATTCGGCGTTTCTATTCCTGCGGTAGAGATAACACTTCGCACATGATATCATTCCGCTGAGCGGTTTATTTTTTTTGCATGTTGTGCATAGATTCCTTGCGCGGAGTTTTTTATACTGCGCTGCGGTTGGCATTACGGTGCATATTCTATAACTGGCTCATTATTAGCAATAGCGCCGAACTTCCGTATAGCCTGATACACATACCATGCCCTGAGTTTACTCATGCCGTCCTCAAGGCATATCTTTTTTAACATGTCATCTGCTTTCTGACGGCAAATAAGCGGCAGATAGCCCGTGCGTATAAGTTGATACAGCGCATCATGCACAAGACTTCCTCGCATGAAAGAGCGCGTGTCAATGGCAGGGCCGCTTGCGCCATCCCATGCATAGCCGCGCTTGATAATCATCACGCCGTCTGTGCCAAGCCCGATGTATTCCGTGTATATCGGATCGGTCGGCTTTATGCTCGTCTGTATTATATACGGCTTGGAAAGCTGATATTTATAACCTCGCTTGTAATAGATTCTTTTCATGCTATGCTCCCACTTTCTCAGCCCATGCCGTTGCCTGATTGTCTGCATAGTCAATCCTCGCTTTTGCAATCTCGAAGTATTCAGCGTCACGTTCAATGCCGATAAACCGGAAACCCTCACGGATTGCAGCTTTGCCCGTGCTGCCGCTGCCCATGAACGGGTCAAGCACTATGCCATCGGGCGGCGTTACAAGGCGCACAAGGTACTGCATCAGGGCAACGGGCTTCATGGTCGGGTGTGTCGAGCCTTCCCGTTCACGTCTTGACGCTTTAGCGCAATAAAAGAAACGGGCGGCGGAACCGGAGTCGTTTCTGCATAAATGCTGATTGCTCGATTCACCTTTGCATTGGATTGACGGCATGATGTTTGATTGAACTTTCCTGATGCCACCACCACTCATGCCGTTGCTTTGCGGAAACAGCCCCACGACCTCGTCGCTGCCATCGTGAATAAAATTGGCGGGCCAGCGGCCAGAAGGCTTTAGTTCCAGTGTAGATTCCCGTCTGCCAGCTTGTCGACACTTCTCGCTCGGACTGTCAATGTTTGCCTTCGATGGGGCCATCATGCGGCATTCTTCATTGTGCACCACCCGACACCCGTCAATGTTCAGCGCCCCCGTGCCGTGGGCAAGGACGTTCTCCGCCACCGTGCCCATTAACGGCTTACGGGCAACGGTTATCGGCTCAAGGGCAGGCTTCAGGGCTGTGCCGAATCCAGCCCACTGCTTCGCGGCGTCGGTCGCGGGGGCGGTGATGTTGTAGGTCATCGTTTGCGATGGACTGCCCGGAGCAAACTTGCCTTGTCTGTCAGTCTTCCCGGCTGCAATATCTGCCGCCACATTCCGGCGTATATCTTTGGTCTCAAACTGCCCCACCACCTCGCGCTCCGCACCCGCCGCCTTGTCAATCGCCTTGCTCACGTCTAACGATTTCGGGAAACCCGAACCGTAGCACCACATAATCATATCCCGTATCTCAAAACCTGCATCCTCGATATTGACCGCCATGCGGTGCTGTGTCCGTGTTCCCGCAAAGCTCAATAGATGTCCGCCCGGTTTCAGCACCCGCAGGCACTCGCGCCATATCTCAACACTCGGCACGTCATAATCCCACTTCTTACCCATGAAGCTCAGGCCATAGGGCGGGTCGGTTACGATAGCGTCAACGCTATTGTCGGGCATTGTCGCCATTACCTGTAGGCAGTCGCCACAGCGAAGGTCAATCATTGAACTGCGCTTTCCTTGGCTTTTGAGATTGCGGCCAGTCCGCCGGCTACCGTGCCGGCCAGCGCGGCGCCGGCAGCCCCCGCACCCTGCACCAGCAGCTTATATTCCGAGTACGGCAGGCCGTCAGGGTATGCTATGGCGGCAGCAGAAGCACCGGCAAACAGAACGCCGACGCTTGAGAAAAGCGCGGAGAACACGCGGAAAGATTTATGCAGCGGGTCGTGTTTCATTGCCTTAGCTCCCTTATTTCTTGTAAAATGTCTTTTAACTGTTCGCTCTGTGCGTCTATTTTTTCTGCAAGGTTGCGGTACATGACTTGGCACATATCTGTGTTTTGGCACTTGTCCAGCTTGAGCGAAACCCCGCGAACAAGATAAAGGTTAAACATACACACGACCAAAGATACAAGGCCGAAACGGTTATCAGTCCATTCAAGCAACGTTTCAATTCCGGTCATCATTCAGGCTCCGCTATTTGCGTCCATCATGTTCAAGGCTGTAATGGTTTCCATCTTGGAACCGCCCGCCCCATGCACCGCCGATTGATTCCCAATACTCACCAAGCGGCCTGTGCGCCTCTGTTGATGTTAAATACTTACCGTCTTTAAATAAATTCAGGTCAATAGCAAGCCTGATATAATGATTACTTTGTGCCATGTGCCCGCTTGTTGCGTAAAGGTCACCGCCCGTAAGTTCATAGCCGTGACCGTCAGCAAAATCAATGAGCCGTGCAAGCATCGTCATGAACCTTGACTGCTTCTGTCTAAGTGTTTCCATTCGCCCACACCCTTAGTCCTTGAGCATCAATATCTGAGCATGCGTTTTCAAGCCGCGCGGCCTCCATTTCGATAATCTCAATCTTGTCGAGCATCGCCCCTGCCTGCTCCCATGCAATAACACCCCGGGTCAGCAATACATCAACCATAATTCGCAGCCGCGCCGCGTTTCCGCCGATAGGCTGTGTCGCATTGCGGATAGCGTGATCTATTGAGAGTGTACATACGTGGCAGGGGTGCATTTTAGATCCCTCCTTGAAATCTACGGAGCGCCGCTTCTAATCGCGGCATGAAATCCGCGTACAAATTAAGGTGCGATTGCGCCGATATGTGTAGGCCAAGATTTTGGTAGCCTGTTTCGTAGTCGTCATCATACCCGATTGTAATTTCCCCCGTAGCCGTTGCCGTGAAATGGTCAATGACAGGTATCCCGCGTTTCAACACGGCAGGCTTAATGATGGCGACAGCATCAGACATGATGCGGTTACAACGGTCGGTGAAATCGCCGCCTTCGGTAATGCCCGAAACGGCTTCAGGATCAATTTCTGCATCCAGCGGCCCACCGCAAACAGTGTATGGATTACCGCCTGCCCGGGTACGCTGGTCCATCGCATACGGCGCGTGCCAGATAATATGTTTCCCGCGTGCGCTCAGCGCGTCAATAATTGCAATATGCTCCGCCGCCGCCGCAGTCAAACTTCCTCCGTTTCGCAGGAGCGAGTATGAATCATAGGGCCAGATAAAATCTGTTATCATAGTCCCCACAATCACAACAGCCGCACCGTCAATATCTTGTCTGGTTGCACCGGCCACACCACCGTTCAGCCATGACCGTGTTGATGCTCCTCCCACGCCAGCGCCCGAAGCATCACTATATACGACTAACGATTGCCACGCCTTATCGGGTGACAGCTGCCACCCATGGGGCAAATTAGCACGCACTAAATTATAGAGCGTCTTATCGTTGTCGCCGTCCGTGAACGTCTGCGCGCTATGACAAAGCCATGCCAGTTTTGCCATTAGTTTGTCACCCGTATCCAGTCAATCGTCGTGTCGATAGTTTTGCCAACCTGAGCACTCGGAATCTGCGAGATACCAATCTCGATATTGTCCCAACTCGCAACCGCACGCACAGTTCCGGTGACAGTTTCACCACCGTCTATGCCTGCTGAAAACGTGCCATCGGGGTTGAGCCTAACAAAATATGTTTCATATGTATCGGCAACCGGAACGGTTGAGAGCGTTACAGACTGTACAGACCCGCCGTTACTGATGTATCGTCTTTTCAGCTCATAGCCGTCCGCGCCTCTCCCGATACGCAATACCAGATAATCTGAGGGCGTGCTCTTGGCATCACAGATAGCTATCCAAATTCCGCCATTAGTGTCATCGGCAAGGTTGGCATTAATGGTTGTTTTCAGCCTAACAGTGAGCGTCAATGACTGGGATTTATCAATACCCGCAAAAGCGCTCTGCGAAAAGAACGGAGGGACTGCTATCACAGCCACCGCCGTCCCATAAACTATCGCGCCAAGGGCATAATTCGCCCCAGAAACAAAATGTAATGCACCCGCATCTGTTATTGTTTTTGTCGTTAGGTCAACAAGAGAGCTTGCCATATATCGCCAAGTGTCCTGTCCAGCCCCATCTGGATAATAGTCACCGTAGGTGAGCGGCTTGCTTGCGTCTGTAACGTCAACCGGAGCATCAAGCCCGCGCGCAAATGTTTCGACAAAATCACGCGGCCTATAATAACCGGAAGGGTACGGAACGGCACTCAGGGCTATTACTTCATCGTCGCCAACGGCAACATACGGAATAGGCGCATAGGGGAATAAAGCGGGCAAAGGTGATGTTTCACTTGCCTCGGTTACGCTGTCAAACAGATCGCCGCTATCGGACATGCCCAATAACTGGTAGTACGCAAGCGGGGTTACATAATACGGCTCGGCCCCACTCCAGCGGGTCAGGCTGGATGCAAAATCAATAACGTCCTGTCGCACAATAGCATTGCCAAAAGCGTCCGTGATTGTTTTATCCGGTGATGTAATATCGTCAGACCAGTAACGCACAGCTCTATGCCACATATGGTCCTTCATGTACAGCAACCCGGCTGCATCATCACGGTTCACGGTCTGCGTGTATGCGTGATTGGGAATTTTCCAAGGATTCCCACCTGTGGTAGAGGGGTTGACAATAATGTCGTCGGTCGTTACGCTTTTCACGTCCAGCTCCCCCGTGCCGTCCGTGAGGCCGAGGTCGGAGATGGCAGCGGAGATATCGTTGGACGGTCGTGTTATTTGCGCATGTGCGCTCATAGCAAAGAACAAAACCAATAAGAATGAAAGATATTTCATAATTAGAAACCTCCAGTCTGGAAGGTAATAAACAAATATGATGTCCCTGTTGCGTTTACGGTATCGTCATTTTTCACGGTAACAAATAGCGTTCTGTCAACAGCAACATAATATTCAGGGGCAGGCAATACAAACGAGTATCCAAGATTAATGCCTTCACGCGCTAACCTTGTGGTTGCATCGGTAATAGCAGCACCAGTAACCTCAGATACCCACACATCTGCATCTGTGCTTGCTCCCGGCTCTACAGTCCATCCCAATATGCGACCGTAAAACCATGGCACATTGATGGAGAACTCTTGCGTTCCCTCTGCTGCAACCGTTGACAGGGCATACACATACCGCTTCACCCTTGTCGAGTCTGATACGCTTGCCGCTGTGCCTGTAATCGCTATCGTGTCAGCAAGTGCGTTCGTTGCGAATAAACATACCATAGCCAGAACTGCGAGTGATCGTTTTACCATTTTACTTTCTCCTTCTTTTTGCGTGGTTGAGTTTCTTTATAAATGCGCCAAATTTGACTTGTTGGAAGAGGTATTACCATCTCCTGAAAAATTGTCATAGCAAACAAAATATCTTTAAGCCCGGGTTCTTTTTTACCCGCCAACTCTAAGGCATCACGAAACTCGTCAATCATCGGTAACGATAATGCTCGATACCGTGGTAATCCACGGGCCTTTCTATATGCGTAGATTCCTGCCGACTGCAAAGGGGGAAGGAACCCAAGCGGTTGCGTCAGGATTTGAGCAACCGTATCGTCTGCCTTTTTTATTAATTCTTCTTCGGGGTCATCGCCGCGCATAATTCTAAACGGCAACTTCCATGCTTCACGCAACCAAACATACATTATCGGCATGATAATGCCAACCGCTATTTGTATTTTAGCAAACTGCTTTCCGGTTATTTGTTTGCGTCTATAGGCTATAACTGCATCCCCCTGTAAACGCACAAACTGGTTTACTGTGTTGGCGAAAGCAAACAATGCCCGTGACCCGACATCCCTACTTCGCTGTGCTTCAGATAGCGCCGATTTTTGCCGAGCCTGCTGTGTTTCAGCAGACAATTCTCTGAAATCGTTAAAGGCCTGTTTTTTTATTTCAGCATCAGTCATTGTCGGATTTTCTGATTTTATAACATCCATCCTGTGTAATACATAAGGATAGCCGCCATAAATTTGTGCTATCGCATCAGACGAGCGAGATAAAAAACTTGAAAACCGTGCGGCACTATTAATTAAACTGCCAAGTTTTTCAGCACCAGCAAGGCTACGTGCTAATGCTTCTGTATTACCCATGTTATAGCGTTCTTCAAAATATCCAGACGCACCTTCTACCATAAACTTGAAGGTTTGTTTCGCGTTTTTTAGCCCACTAAAAAAACCAACATGCCATTTGCCGACCGGCATATTAATCATATATAAACCAGCAGATGCAAACTGTGAAAGTGCAACCATCGGACTTGCGACTTTTGTAACCACCCAGTTATTAAGAAGAAAGCTAAAGACTTTTTGAATCGGGCCTATCCGTTGTTCTACACTATTAATAGACAACTCATCAATGTCTTTAATAAGTGCTGCGTATGCTTTCGGCCCATAACGCTTTGTCAACGCAGACTGTACTTGTGGAGAAGCAAATACCCTCCTGACACTTTCATAGGGGCGAGTAAGATGCCTAACGTGTTCAGCTTCAGCAACATGCCGTGCGAACACATCCCATGCGCTACCCATGCAAGGAGGCAATATCAGGTCTGATCTTTTTTTCATGGCAGACGGGTCAGCAGAACCCCTACGAGTTCTATCCCAAAAGTCGCCGACTCTGCGTGAAATCTGAGGCCAATAATTCTGGCGTAACCCTAACTGCCTGCCGTACTTTTCAATGTGTCGTTCATTTAAAACGTCCCAATAATCCTGTATTTGTTCTTGCAAATAGTCGGCAAACTCAATATCAGCACTATTTTCTTTTAGCTTATCAACCATTAACTTTAATTGATAAGCCCCAAACTCATATTCATAGCGCAATCTGGTCGCTTCATTTTTGATACTATTAAAAATGTGCATCATTTCAAACCGCGACAATTCATACTCACCGTTCAAGCCAAACATGGTATGTACCTTGCGGTTCAAGTCGGCAAAAATGCTCGGCAGATTCGCCACGCCATATATGAGTTTTGCTTCTTCAGACACTTTTGTTAAAACAGTATTAATTGCAATATCACGATTGTTTTCGTGTATCCACAGTTTAAATTTTTCCTTGAACTTCGCGCCGACCATATTGGATATTTTTGAACCAATGTTTGACGTAATCCTGCTGAATATATTGATGGCAATATCGCCAACCTTGCCTTCTGGGTTTGCCCTTATTGCATCAACAACCTCATCAATCGCCTCAGTCTTTTCAACCAAGCGCCTAAAATCAGCATCGCTTTTTGCCTGCCTCCCGGCTCTGGATATTTCGTTCAGGTCATTAATTACCACAGAAAGAAGTTCGGGGCTTACATCAGAACCAAGAGCCTTTACCTCTAATATGCCGATCTTCACACGGTCAAAGATTGTCTTTGCTTCTTGCTCTGCGTCTATTGTGGCAAGTATCCCTTGCGCTTCGGTCTTGTTTATTTTTGCAACACGGACAATCTCTTGTACTTCTGCGGTGGTTGTAGAGTCAAACTGCGAAACCGGCATATCTCCGCTAATAGCAGGCTTCCGCATTTTCTTTAAAACACTTTTCAACTTAGTCTGGAGCCGTCCAATCTCATTTTTTACAAACAGCTTTTCGGCTTTTTTGATAAAACCCTGTGAAACCCTTGCAAGGCTTTCTGCGTTTTTAACTTTTTCGATTGCGCTTAAAAACCTGCTTTGGTCTGCTTTAGGCAAACCAGACCGTTGGATAAGCTGCCGCATCCGCTGTTGATAGGTCTTAATAGCTTCAGTTGTATTTTGCTTGCCAGCCCTTACGCCGTCAGCAAATGCCCTAACCGTTGCCTTTAATTCTTGCTGCCGTGTTTTAACTGTCGGCTCTCCACGCGCATCAGCAACTTGGTCTTGCAGATCAAACACACGAACACGGGCTTCGTCAAGCGCAGACTCAAGATTTGCCTGATAAGCCTTTAAATCTTCAGCGCTGTCCAGATGGTAGTACCTGCTTGCAACTTCAGTCATTGCCTCGTTGTATGCGGTTTCGGTATCAACGTTCTGTTCACCCACCTTCATTTTTTGGTCAATAAGCCCCGAAGTGGCAACGCTTGCTTTTGTCGTGCGCTCTTGCAACCATGTTGCTTCTTCTTCCAGTGCAGCTAACAACTCTGTTTCTGCTTCAAGTCTTTCTTCGGCAGTTGCCTTTTGCTCTATCCTTCTGGCAAGTTCTTCTTCTGCTGCAATATATCTTTCACTAACCTTGGCTTGCTTCCCCTCAATAGTACGCTCAAGTTTCGTGAAATCTATATCATCAACCACGGTACGCCTATTCGCCTGTTCCGTGTCTGCACTTTCCACAATCGGGCGTTCACGTGTTTTGTTCATTCCCTCTGAATATTCACTGTCGCGCTCTGAAATAACAGCTTCCTCAAGCGCAGTAAGTTCAACTCCAGCCCTAACCTTACGGATAGCGATTTCATATATTCCATCACGCCGTTCAGTGTCTTCTTTAAGCCATGCGTCAATCTCTATTTCACTCATATTCTCTGTGACAGCCGCTATCTGGTCTTTTGTTGCACCACGCTTCTTGAGTCTATTTTTTATTCTTTTTGTTGGCGACGTTGTAAACACCGAAACAGCGCCACCAGCAAACAACGAACCAGGAATAACGTCTACTTTTTTAAATGATTCTGCAACATCTATGGCAATCTCTGACGGTTTCTTTTTCTTGGCAATACCTTCAATCAACGCACTAAGGGGTTCTTCCAAATATTCGGTTGTTGCTTCTGTGCCAGCAGCAGCAGAAACTCTGACAGGTTTTGGTAAGTTTTTAATCTTCCGTATCAAAAACGCAACCGCTTTGTTCGTTGATTCTTTACCAAGTATTGCTTCTAACCCGATATTATTGAGTACGCCAACACCAAGACCAAACATTTGCGCTGCGGCATTAGCTATATCGGGGTCAACGCCATCGTCTATTAACTCACGATAAAATGGGGCTGCCTCTTGCAATGAACCTAAAAATGCACCCGACAAAGTGCTGCCACCAGAGGAAACAGCAAGACCAACCTGTGGCAACATTGACACTACCGCTTCTGTAATATTCCCACTTAGCCATTCTGCATCTGTCAATAGCTCCCAATTACCCCAAAGCTGTTTGCCCCTAATAGCTTGTCGTGGTTGCAGGATTTCTGCCTGTACCGAATTTTCCTCAATCCACCGTGCGTTTTCTAAAGCCCAATCCCTGATAGAACCAAACGCGCCACCGCTTTTGCCACCCATACCAAACGGCATTGCTTCTTCATACCCACGAGATGCGGCATCAAGAGCGCCAGAAACACCCGCTATGACATCATACGGCATCACTGAGGTTAGTCTTATCAATGACCGAACACTACCTTTGCCGATTCCAGAAACAATCCGTTGCGTTGTGCCAGACGTATCGGGGGCTGTAGGCACAACTCTACGTGTTGGCTTCCATCCTTCTGGTACGCCAAGGTCTGCGAAAATATCCCGCTTCGGGGGTGCGCCTAAATCAGCAAAAATGTCAGCCATTCTTTTTAGCCTTTGCTTGCTTCTTTTTAGCCTTTGCTTGCTCTATAACTTCTTGTGGAGTAAAACCATACTTCTTAGCATAATCTAATATTTGCTTTTTTGTGTAGCCAAGTGCTTTTATTGTCGCCTGTTCTTCTTCTGTTACTCGCCAAACGTTCTTATCATCTTTTGGCTTTGGTGATGTTGCCTGTTTTGTTATATCAAAAGTAGCGAGTATTTCTTCCTTCTTTGCCCTATCCTGTTCAGCACGGTTTTTTTTGACTATTCTTACAAGCTCAATGGCATCAGCTTTTTTACCATCCCATTTCCTTTTTGCTTCCTGCTCAAACAATTTTACAGCATCTTCATCGCCGCTCTCAATTTCTTCTTTAAGCCTATGGTAATCGGCAAACATTTCATTGCCCTTTTTTCTACCAGCAGCACGAAATTCATTAAGTGCCTGCTTGTTAGTGTAGTTAAACTCAAACCAACCACCAACATCACCCTTCGCAAGTACGCCATTAGATAGCTGGTCATACATTACAGTAGTTCGTTTATCTAAATTACGCATAAGCGATTGATAGTTTGCCATACCTATTTTTATCCCTAAATCCCCCATTATACTTTCTTTTAAAGCGGCAATAGATTCAAGAAATTCAACGGCGGCCTTATCTGACGATACCGCTTTTTCTGCCTTGTCTTTAAGTGCCGTAATTTCATCTTGATAAAATGCAAGCGTATCGGCATCGGTTGTCTTAAGTACGTCCTGCATGTTTTCTAACATGTTGATTGCTTTTGTTTCTTTTTCTTTTGGAAGCCGCAAATTTAAAATAGCGTTATATTTCTGCGCGTAAGTCAATTCAGAAGTTTCTATGTTTTCACGAATTGCGTCAAGCGGGTCTATTTTTTCTTTTTTCACTTTCGTTATCGCCGCAATTCTTTTGTTTCTTCTTGTAATTGCCGCAACAGCATTAAACGCTTTTTGCTTTTTGTCTATATCAAGCGGATAGGTCTTATCATTTGGGTCTGCAAGTTGCCTTAAAACAAATTCTGCTTGGCTAATTGTTTTTGTTTTACCGTTCTCGTCAACATATTCAACCTCCCCCGGCAATTCAGCGTCATATATCGCGCCATCCATCAATGCGTTCTGCATCAGCTTATTGGCTTCATCGGGCGTATAATATCCATAGCTGATTGCATCAGACAGCGCCTTGAATATCTCAGCCTGCCGATGAATGGGAGCATCCATCCGTGTCTGCTTTAGTGTCTGTTCGGTATTCGACCTGCCGTTTTCATAAATTTTCTTGCTCCGCAAATGCCGATTTGTTATGATGCGCTTTGTAAAATCAAGCTCTGAATCACGGTAGAAAATCTCTTGAGTGCCGCTATCTGGAAGCGTGTCGGCGTATTTATCGCGTATTTTTCCAAGCATTTCCTCGTAGTCACCCGGCTCGTAGGCATCGGGGTTCAGACTAAATTCTTCATCGAGCTTTTCTGCTTCTACTTTATACCCTGTTTCTGCGGCCTTTGTCTGATTATAAAGCCGTGCCTCTTCCATTTTAGTATTGAACTTCAAGACAGCTTCCTGCCGCTTGGCTTCATCGGCCTGCATATCTGCTGCAAGTTTCCGCAAATCAACTGAAGGCTTGACGTAATCAGCACCCTCGACAGGTCTGAACACGGATTGGCTTTGATAGCTTGGAAGTCTTGAGCTTGGAAGTCTTGGCATTATGATACTCCGAACATGGATGCATACCAATCGGGCTTTTTCATTCCAACGCCATAATTAGTTGGCTGTGTTTTCCCTGTAATGGAATAATTAGAACCCTGCGCTTTCGGGACACTCGTACCGACACCACCGACACCAGCAAGCGGGTCTTGTGTTTTTGCATCAGTTGTTTTGTTGTTTATAGTCCCCATAATCATACCACTAATTCCTTTATAAAGGGCCATGTGCCGTTCGTCCTTCATCGCCCTGTTTGCAATGTCATATTCGGCTTTTAAGATGGCCTTGTCAAGTTCAAACTCATAGTCAAGATTAGCAATATATTCAAGGTCTATGTCTGTGCCAGAAGCACCCATGTTTGACTTTGCTTTACCTGTATACTGCCGCTGCTGTTTTGATATTGCGCTTTTCTGTAGGTGGTAGCCAGTCGAGAGCTTGCGTTCTTCTGCCTTCATCATCTGCTGTTCGGTACCTAACTCAAGCGCCTGTGTCACAAAGCCAAGCACTGAGCTACCGATACCACCGCCGCCACCGGCCCCACCGGCCTCACCGGCCCAACCACCAGGAAACATTTTAGAGAAGTTAAACATATTATCCTCTCACATCAACTTCAGGGTAAATTCCAAGAATGTTCATCGGGTACGGCTTTGTCTGCCTGAGTATTATATACCCTTCGTAGTCGTTGTCACCATCAAAGGTCACATTCGGGATAATTCCCGTAAACTCACCCTCTGGCGCACCCTCTGGGTTATTAAGCGGGAACATGCGGTTCACATTGCTACCAACTTCAATCTCACGTGTACGGTACACCTGAACGCCAATCTTGTTGATACGCATTATGTTTCCTTTGGCGATACCCCTGGGTGTCTGCGCGTTAAGCGGATTCTGTTTTACGATTGAGGTGAACGGCAAGCCGACAACAACATCAGTGAACAGCGATATAATAGACTGTGATATAACGCCGTTTGTAACTGTAACATCGCCGTAGTAATCTCCATCCCCGAACACCGATACTGTTTCGCCTTCAAGCGGCAATAGGTTGGTTTCAAATTCTGCTGCGGGTGTAATCTCGTCATCGTTTACCCCCCACTCACCGCCATCAATCACGTAAGTGCCGCTTTCAATGGCAATTTTTAATTGAAGCCAATACTCAACATTGTCTGCGCCCGTAAACACAGCATAAACATTTTCTTTGTCTATTGTAGTTGTAACAATAAATGGGAAAAACACATCCCCCGATAATGGATTAATTACAAAGACGCTGTCGTCAACATCAAGCCCGTCAAAATAGTCTGAGCCACATGAGAGTAGGTATTTATCCTTAACTAAAAGTGACTCATAACTAAATGGGGACGAAGTATTTGTGCTTCGTGTCCATTTCCCTCCTGCGGCTGAATAGACAGCAGGATCGCCGTCATCGTGGTTATATGCTTCAAATACCTTCGCGCTTATGTACCTTTCGAGAGTAAATCTTGCAAGCCGTGTACCTGCACTATCAATAATCTTTATGATTTTCCCGGTGTCTGTCGTTCCTGAATTGAAATAATTCTCCGTAAGCGTAATTGTCCAAGGGGCTGGTGAAATTACAGCTTCTGTTGAGAAGCCCCAAAGACCGCCGGCTATGGTCCCAGTAGAGTATGATGATGTACAAACAGCTTTGCTCCCCGCGTAAGTAAGATTAGTAATCAATAAAGATGCAAGTAGCGTTCCAGACGAATTAATGATAACTACTGTTTTCCCGATATCACTTGTGGAAAACGACCCGATGGTTTTATCTAATATCTTTTGCGTTGTGTCTGACCCACTAGTAATTACAAGATCATTCCCCACCGTGCTTGCGATATATAAATCCGTGTTGGTTGTCGCCGTAACCTCAAGGTCATTACCGAGCGTCCCTGCATAATAATTATCGGGGTCTGGATTAACAGAAATTGACAGGTCGTTGCCAACCGTTGCGGCAACAGAAGCATCTGTGCCATCTGTAATTTCAGGCGCAATCATGCAGTCAAGATACGGTTTCTGCGTTAAATCGGTGTCATCTTCGACAACATGATTATCGAAATATTCAATGTATTTTACGGTACTTTCGTTGATTTCACGTGAAACAATCGCAAATCCCCTGTCGCTCAAACCATCAGGGTTTGGGATAAAGCGCAGTGACTTAAATTCACCGTCGGTTTCCCTTGGTGTCCACGCCTGCACTTCCTGTTTGGCATTGCGTGTCAGGATAATAAGCCGTCCGTTGCCCAAAACACACCACAGTAAATCGTCGGGATTTAACTGGTGTGCCATGTCAACGATACCACCAAGGGTAATGTGGTCTGCAAACTCTGTCATGTCGTCTGCGTTATAACGGTTTGCATCCCATTGAAAGAAAAACTCCCTCAATTTCCTCGCACCACGCTGGACAAAATATAAATTATTGCCAACCTTGCACGGTCTTACCTTTTCACTGCCGTATTTACTTTCAAACTTAGCGTTCTTTGAGTCTGTCGTTAATGACCCCTCGGATGGAGAACGGCTTGTAAACTCTGCACCAAACGTGCCAACTGCAAGATTTCCGCATGATGCTATCCATTTAATGTCACTTGCATCTGCCGTATTAAGGCCAATAGAAAAACCGCCTTCATCGTTATCGGCGGTATTGAAGTCACGATACAAGAATGTTCTACTAAGGTGGTATCTATCTGGGTCGCTCGGTGTCCTGCCGAGAACCATCCTGCTTTCGTGATACGTTACCACCGAAGGATAGTTGTCTTCGTAAAAAGCATTGCGGCTCCAACGGGTTGTTTTGCTGTCGGCCTTGGAAATCTCGACTAAATTATGCCCTTTGACCTCTTTTGCGTTTTGATACGCTACGCATTTAAAATAGCCCTGTTCGCCGTCTTCATTAAAATTGTGTAATCTGAAATACCGTCCCTCGTCTGCCGATGTAAAGGTATCTTTTTCTGCTGTATATGTAACTGTTATACCATTGGGGTCTATGACATCTTCTACTATCTTGGAACTACACTTCATCCGATTTTCTTTGTCATCATTCAGTTCTTCCCACGGAGGACCGACAATTAAACCACCTTCAATAAACCGCCAGTCTGTGGCTCCGTAACGGCGAAGCTCTGAAACGTCATTAACACCATCGCAAAACGTGATAGTATCGTTTTTCTGTGCATAGTCAACGAGCCACAACTGTTCTTCGGTATAGACATGCGGGATTTCCACAATCCAGTCGCCGCTATCTGTTTTTGTCTCTACTAAAAGATGCCAAAAAGTACCAGAGCCGGGCTTATTGTCGTTGGTAGAGAGATGGTCTGTTTTGCAGTAATAAACCTTGTCTGCATCTTTTACATAATCACCCTGAGTATAGGCATAAGAACCGCCACTCCATGCATCAACATCAGCAATGGCAATCGTTAGCGGTGTACCGTCATTGTTCCAAATCCTGAAATATTCCGGCCCAAACTCTATCGCATAGCTTTCAAGCACACTGAATATAAATTCTATAAGCCGCACATCTTTTGTGCTGTCTTTTACCTCGCCGCAGAAATAAGTCCCCGCACAACGTACAAGATTACTGTAGGGCCGCACGATCATTCCAAGTAAACTTTCGGCAGAAGAATAATAGTGTAGAAGGTCTATTTTGCCACGAACCTGTGGACTTAACTCGCCCTTACCCCACGATGCAAAAGCAAGCTGTTGTGTCATCGGTAGTATAGCCCCCCGTCCCCGTTGTCGAGGTGTCCGCTAAAACGACCGTTCACCCATGTATCACACTTCACCGCAAGCTGTGAGCCGTCCTGATAGTCTTTCGCTACTGCGCCTGCGAGAGATACAGCATATCGTTCTTCCAAGTATTTAGTTTCTGGCGGCCCTTGAAGGATTGTATAAGATGCGTCAAGTGCCAACTTATCAACAAACGCTTCTATAAAATATATCGGATATTGTGAAATTGTCGTATTGAAGTAAACGTAGAGTATGCCAAGATCCGGCGTATCTGACCTGAATACATTACCTTCACGAATAACCCTTGCGCTTTCTGTGTTCCACCCCTTCAGGCGCACGAAGTCAGAAGGAACGACATAGGTATATTCAAGCCCGTGCTTCGTCCATGCGGGGTCGTAGTCAGACAGCGCCGTATCGAGCAAGATACGCTTCATTGCAAACGACCAGAAGGATTCGCCAAGCACGGCTTCAAGCGTATCCTCATAGATACTGTTCATCACGATAGCGTTCTTATCGTTTGTCGCCGTAATAGCCCCGACAAGCGGCTGTGAACCAAGTTTCCTCAATGCCCTGTTTGCAATGTCTTCTTGTGATTCTATCATGACTGCACCCACTCTTTTGTAGGTTTACCAAAAAGCT